ATGCGAGGGACAGTCGAAATTATGCGTTATCCCGTCACTCTTACACCCGCGCCGGAAGGCGGTTATATGGTTTCTTTTGTGGATATCCCTGAAGCGTTGACGCAGGGCGAAACTGTCGCTGAAGCGATGGAAGCGGCAAAAGATGCTTTACTGACCGCATTTGATTTTTATTTTGAAGATAACGAGCTTATCCCGTTACCTTCGCCATTAAATAGTCATGATCACTTTATTGAAGTACCTTTGAGCGTCGCCTCTAAAGTATTGCTGTTAAATGCTTTTTTACAGTCAGAAATCACTCAGCAAGAGTTAGCCAGGCGAATTGGCAACCCTAAATGTTGTAAACCCCAATAACTAAAATTTTTTTGCAATAAAAAAGCCCCATCACAAGGACAGGGCTTAGGAATCAATTACTTACATCACTTAATGTCTTTCATTCTACGGATACGCGCGCTTGCTTCCGGTAGTTCATCCAGTGTTACGTGATAAGCAAGCATACAGACAGGAGTCGGATCAAATCCCTCATGAGTATTGATCAGATGGCTATTCCCGCCTTTAAACTCATCCTGTCCATCCCATATAGCGTACACGTCATCTTCTGCTACATAGATAATCAATCCAATAGGGGGGTTAGTAAGCTGGAAGATTCAGCCAGTAGAATCAATGCGATGTTCCCGAACGTCATCAACAGTTTCAAAGTCAATCTTAATATCTTTAGTATTCATGATTTGCCCTCGTGTGAAAAATATTTTCGATTATTTATAAAAAAGACTTGACAAAATCAAAAGGTACTGTTCCACGGGTGAAATAAAGCGAGTTTTCGGCACCCCGGTTTTTGATGTGCGTGTGAGATTTCAAAACAGGTGCAGTGCAGCCCACCAGCGCGGTCGCTACGCGACTATTAACACCAGCCAATCCCTTTCCCCGCCTCGATCTTTCCCTTCGTTATAAAGCGTTTTAGGCGCTCTCCTGAATGCGCAGATCAGATAAATAATTTTACGCAAATTTAATGGAGGATAACCGGATGAAAGAAGAATTAACCCTTACAGAAATTTCCCGCTTATACGGCTATACAATTAACGCCGCTAAGAAATGGCAAGAACGAGGAATGCCATTTAATACCAATACACGACGCGTACCAGCCAAAGAGGGGACCGAGTGGGTATTAAAAAATATCATCAACCCGCTCAAGGAAACTACTGTCAAGGAACAAATTGACGTAGAGAAATTACGCCGCGAGAGAGCATTAGCGGACGCAGCCGAACGAGAGAACCAGGAAGCAATGAATCTCCTGATTCCGGTCGGGTATGTAGAACAGCAACTAGCGGAATATTGCGGAAAAGTGAAGCAGACTATTTTGCAGATCGCCACAATCGACGCTTTAGAAATTCTCGAATCTGCCACTGACCAGAAAACATTGAAGAATAAGCTAAGGGAGATCATCGAGCGTCGTTTAAATGAAGTAGGGGACTTGTTCGAAAATGCAGATTTGGGAGAAGACGAGGAAGAAGAATTACCATTAATGGATGAACCGGAACAAGAACCAGAAGAAGACGATGAATTTGATGTGTCGTAAAAACTCGTTATAAATAAATGTATGAAAGATGTTGATGGTCAACGTCTACGGGGGGAATCACCCCCCGCTAACCTTTTTCTTATTTGAGGATTTACCTATGGTTGAATTTTTAATTTATCTGGCTGTAGGATTGACTATCGTATATTCACTGGCACATATTGGCATTTCTGCTGTGTGTAACGCTTTCAAGTATCATTAATTAAATCGATGAATTGAACTATAGATGATGGTCGTTTTCAAAGAGGATTATCTATGGATCTTTTTGTCTACTTTGCTACTCTGCTGTTTTTGACTATCGTCGCTGGCATTAAATTGATTTTTATATCGCTGGTGGTATTTTTCAAATTTCTAATCGGTACGCCTTACGGCTGGGTATGCTTAATCCTGTTTATTCTTTTTAGTTGCTGTAAAAAGGATACTAAATAATAGTGTAATCTGCCTTTTCTCCTTATGGTTATTAACAGGGGATCTTCTTTGAGGATTCCCGATTAAAAGCCATAAAACACATCCAGTACAGTGTTTTCATAGTCAGTGATCTATACAACATAAAAACATAACAAGTATAGATTGAGTATTAATCCTCCCGCCCCTTCGGGGGCGGTTATTTTTCTGGCTTTAAAGAATAATGTAGCATTATGTTCATTATAACCTCATCTTTGTTGTGCAAACCTAACCTAAACTTACTAGGGACTCTTCGGAGTCCCTTTTTTATGCAACAATTCGAAGTGTAGGTTTCTTATGTTGTGTAGGTTTAGTTTCATTTCGCCACTCAGGGAATACATGATCCATCATAACAGCATTAGTCTCATCAATCAGCTTTAAGGACTTTCTCAACGCCTTATTATCAGCTTTAAGAGTTTTAATCTCTGATTCCATCGCTACCATTCTTTCTTTCATTTTGGTAATTTCTAACATCAAGTTACCCAGAAATTCTTTGTTTTGATTCATCATAGATTCACCCCTCTATTAAGCTGCGTATGCGTAGGCGCTGTAGTTGGTGTCATAGATAGCGTCATGCAGTGCCATCTGTGCTTCGCGGATCTCGTCTTCGTTTACATCAATCTCTTCTTGTTCTTCTTCGGTATCTTCCCAAGTGGTTTTGAATTTAGCCATAAAGTTATTGCGCAGGGATTCAAAGTTAGTAACTGGTGCGGATTCTGCTTCAACCGGAACTACTACCGGATCAGCTTCTTTCTGTTCTTCCTGTTCTACTTCTTCACCGTTACCCCAGCGATAGTTAAGGAGTTCTTCCAGTTCTTCATCAATGGATTTTTCTTCAACTGCTTCAACTTCAACCGCTGCTACTTCGAAAGTGGTTTCCTGTGCTGCCAGTTCAGCTTTCAGAGATGCGTTTTTAGCTTCCAGTTCAGCGATGCGTGCTTTCAGTGCTTCAACTTCGGAAGATTCAACCACTGCAACTTCTTCTTTAACTTCTTCAACTACTACCGGAGCAACTTCTTTCACAGCTTCTTTTTTGCAGAAGAAGGAGGAAGTAACCTGTAATGCGTGGTTGTAGAAGGAACCGCCTTTAGCGGTGTTAACAGTACCAGAAACATCCTTTACAGTGGATTCAGTAGCAACAGTACGGAAGCGTTTTGCAACTTCCTGGGTCTCTACGCCGTATTCGTTACGCTTGCTCTTGTGATGCATTACAGCACGGAAACCGGAAGCAGTTTTAATAACAGCGAGATAGTAAGTTTCATCGGCTTTAACAGCACGAGCGAAGCAATAAACGGATTCACCTTCTACCAGTGTAGGTTTAACGTGACGTTTGTCGAAACGGTTAGTGATCTGCCATTCAGCACCGTCTTTGATGCCAGCATTCTGACGCATTTCGGTCAGAGTCTTACCGGATACTACTTCAAAGGATTTGTCTTGTTTGCTTGCTTTACCTTCCATAACGGTAATGTTCAGTTTGCCGTTGGATTTAATGAACAGGTTGAAGGTGATGCGCTTAGAATTTTTCATTTATAAATACTCCTGAATGCTGTGTTAGTTTTAATTGTTCATATCAAAAGCCTCCTTGCGCCAACAGGGAGGCTTTTTTATTTTTAAAGCCATCATATAATTCTCAGTCAAAGGTTATTACCACACCTCGGCGGTAATCTTTACGCGAATTTCATACTTCTTTAAAAGTTTATGGAAGGTTGATTGATCAATGCCTTCACCTTTAAACCAATCACCCATCACTACATCAGGTGTCAGTTCAAAATAACGCTTTGCCATTTCTAAAACGATTTCACGAGTGAACTTAACAGGTCGTGCCATCTTGAATCCTCCTAAATCTGGAATAATGATTTTTTTAAAAAGAGCTTTTCGCTCTGAACAATTCTATTTATAAAAATGATTTTCAAAAACTCTGTAAAACCACTGTATATCCGATCAGAGGGAGCACGAATTGCTAAAGAGAAGATTAATAATTAATCAATCCGTACAATATTCAACCGAAAAAGCACTGTGTATCTAACCAGTGCTGTATGAGTTAACAGTGAGTCAGGAGGTTTTCAGAAGTGAACAATCATTTTTCATGCATGTATTTATACACGAAAAAATCATGCTTATCATCTATATGTGGATTGTTTGGAAAATTTCAACCCCTACCAGTGAGAAAAAGTATAAAATAGTTCTTGACACTTGTCAATACCAATGATCTAAGCGAGAAAAGTGTATCAAAATTTTTGTTTGAAAATGGCAAATAATGATTATCAACCTTTATAACCTATTATGGCACGGAGATCTTTTGAAAATTTCTTTTAAATCATGAATTTACGCCGCTTTTTGGTGATTTTTTGGTTAAATAATATACAATAATTTTTGTCAAAATTTTTGATAGAAAACCTACACTACACACCTACACTTTAAAGGGATTGGCCTACACTACACTAGCCAGTAAACCTACACTATAACACTCTCAAACCTACACTATGAAACCTACACACCTACACTAACCCTACACTTCAATCACGTAAGTGTATGATCTTGAAAGGGATTATACCCAACAGACCATAGAATATAAAATTCGAACTAACGTTCTCCTTTTTGCTCGCTTTCTCTCACTACGTTCAAGAAAGATCTCGCAAAAAGAATACGGCGTAGCCGTGCGCGTAGCGCCCACCAACACCTTCTAAGACCTGCAAGCAGGATTCGAAAGGGATTGGATAGTTCGCTTCGCTCACGTTCACGCCTACGGCGTTCACTCACTTTTGAAAGGATTTTCTTAGAAAGGGATTTAATACTAGATGATAACTGATTCTAGTAAACGAACGAAGTGAGTAACAATCACTTTCTAGAAAGGTATTGGTTATCCCTTCGGGATCGCAACCTGCGGTTGCTGAAATTGCTTCCTGATTATTATTTCTTCAAAGATAACTATATTAACTATAAGATCCGAGTTACGTTTGCTGGTCTTTTAATCAAATCTATGAAGGAGGGCTTTAGCCCGACTGAATCCATCCCTTCCAAAATCATCAAGAATTTTCTCTTATAAATAATATCAGAATTACTTTGATTAACTTTCTTTTTGAGGATTACCACTATGAACCACAAAATGACTACCACTACTCCTTTTATCCTTCTGGGTCTGGATGCAGATAGCTTTCACAATGACAAGTTAATGAAGATGTTCCGTGAACGTGGTTATAACATCCTTTACAATACCGATGAATCCCATTTCTCTAGTGCATGGTATGTTTTCGGAAGAAATAAACGTCCTACCATCGTTGTTAACTGCTTCACCGATGAAGATCGCCTGAAATACCAGAATCTACCAGCAATTATTGTTCGTGATGATCTGCCTTTCGAAGTCCGGTCAGGTGACATTGATTTAGGTAGCTTCGTTACTGTCTATGAACTGGATGAAGCAATGTTTAACTACGGCAAAGAAACCGCTCAGGAAGCCCCAGAACAAGATGAAGAAGACGAGGAAGACGAAGACTACGCACCAATCTGTTTTTCTTCTCACAATAGCTTCTACGGTTACGATGAAGGCTTAGATATGCTGTAAGTTAGGTCAACCCTTTGGCGTCTTGTCAAGGGGTATTGACAAAATTTTTTGACTTTTTATGATTATCGCACTTGACAATTTTGAACCTATTTGACCTAGATTTGTAAAGAGGATGTAACATGAAAGAATTTACCATCACTAAATCCTTGTATGACTGGACTGTAGAAATCATTGGTAAAACCGTTTTGGTTAAAGCTCGCCATGTAGAAAATGATTGGGGCGTTTCCCGTGAACCTATCTCACGTAGTATGCATATCCCGTTTGACCTTATGTCTTTAACTGGTATTCATGCAATGCTGGAAGTTCGCGAGCAATTCGAAGCTGGTAATCATAATGCGACTCCAGTTAGCAATCACCTTCTTACCAATGAAGAACGTGAAATCATCGAAAATTGGCGTTATGAATATGCGATTCCTTATTATGAAGAAGACCAAGTAGAAATCGATTGGTAATAAATTTCTATCATAAATAAAATTGTTCCGGTTGAGATGCCGGAACTAGGAGGACCAAATCACTAAACCGTTTAAGGGGAATTTTTACTATGAATACTGTTACTACTATGAATACTGCTGTTAAAACTGCTTCCGTGTCTCTGGTTGTTGATAACACCAAACCACTGACCATGTCTTCTCGTCAGATCGCTGAATTTACCGGAAAAGAACACCACAAAGTTAAAGTTGATATAACTAAGATGTTGAATGCTCTAGGTTATGAAGATCACGCGAAGTTTCGCGTCATCTATTTTGACCAATACGGACGCGAACAAAACGAATATCAACTAGACGAAGAAATGACTCTGACTCTTGTCACTGGTTACGATGTTAAGCGTCGAATGGTTGTTATTCAGGAATGGAAACGACTGAAAGAAGAAAATGAAAAAATGCGTTCTCAGCAAGTCAACCCATACGCAAACATGACTAAGCTCGATTGGATTCGTGAGGCAATGGAATTAGAAGCCGCAAACGAACAACTGATTCAAGAAAAAGAACAATTAGTTGATCTTCATATCCGTAAAGCTATTGATGCACACAGTCTTAGCCGCTTATTAGGCGAAAAACGAGGCTCTACGAAGGTACAAATGATTCTGAAAGGTTTATGTGCTGCTGGTGTTCTTGAGCGTCGTCTGGATGCTTCTGGTAAGCCTAAAGGCTATGATCTGCTTCCTCCTGGCTATATGTTCGCTCGTATGTCGGCACACGGTCAGATCGAGTTCACTGCTGATGCTATCCCGCATCTCGTAAAACTCGGATTGCTTGAAGAAGAAAAGGCCGCAACTTTGAAATTGCCACAGCCGAATAACTCACGAGCAATCATTAATAACACTGCTTTGCTGATTCGTCAGAATGCTGGCTCTCTGGAAGTCTTCGGACTGTAATAATTTTTGCCCCTGAATTTCAGGGGCTTTTAAGGGGTACTTTATGGGAAATGCTGCATTACAATTAGAAAAAGAACAGATTAGCTCTCTGGATTTGGCTAAAGAATTTGGAAAGAGACATCAAGATGTTTTGCGTGACGTTAGGTTAGTTTCTAAAAATACAGGAATTGCTTTTGTTGAATCTGTGTATGTAGATTCCCAAAATCGAAAAAAGTGTCACTATATGCTGTGTGGACAATTAGCAGATGCGATGTATAAACGCTATAACGGCTTACGTTTTGGTTTATCTACTGCCGAAAAGATTGCTCTTAACACTATAGAACAAGTTTTAGGTATCAACCTGATTCGCCAGTGTCGGGTGTTAAACTATCGAATTGATGGTTATGATCCGGTTAATAATATAGCTTATGAAATTGATGAACCAGAACACCAGTACAAGAAAGAGCAAGACGAGATCCGTCAACGAAGAATTGAAAATGAGTTAGGATGCAAGTTTGTCCGAATCAAAGTATGATTTTAGCCTCGCCTAGTGCGGGGCTTTTTTGTTTTCTATAGGCATAAAAAAAGCCACTCCGAAGAGTGGCAAAGAGAATCAAAACTCAAAAACCTGTTGCTTCTACGATCTGACCATCACCGATCTGAACATAGAATTTAATATCTAACTTCTTGATATTTTTATAGAATTGAGCTACCGATATAGCGTGCTCACTAAGAATCTGTTCTTTCGCTTCCTTCCCGCGATCCGCTGTATAGTAAGCGTAGGCAATATCAGCCATCTGTTCAGCGTTAAAACGGGCAGGGCGACCGCGAGTAGCTTTAGTAGTCATAGTCATTTCTCCAAATTAAAGTGAATGTTCACCTTTATTTAGAGGACTTACATTTTATCGGAAAAAGTTCTCCATCGTCAACCGACATAAAGAACTCTGCCTTAATCCCGTACTTCTTCAACCGTGAATAGTATGTACCCCGACTTATATCAACCTTGCGCAGCACTTCGAAGAACTCTTTAGGATTCCTGTAATAGTGGCTATATCGCACGTTAGCGAGTTCTACAAACAATTCCCTTGTATCACCATAGCCTTTCTTAAAAGCCACGTTACGATAGCGTGTAATGGCATGATTCAATCTCTTCTGTTTAAGCACTTCCCTAATCGGTGTCCACTGCAACCGATAGATTGGACCGTCATCCACTCGATAGAATCGCTTAATGTCAAAATCAAACCATTCACGAACTCTATTAAACTCTGTCTGTGATGTTCGGTGCTTCTTAAAGAAGTTGTGAATATCGGTATACCCATGATCGCGATACAACTCGATTAAAATCTGTTTAGCTTCCTCGCGACTAAAGCCGGATGTTGTGTAATCAGTCTTCTTGTGATGGTGCTTAACTGGCAAACGATATTCATGATCGGTACAACAAGAAAAGGCTAATTCTAATACATCTCTTTGTTGCTGATTAATTAGCATACAACCCCCTTAAATCTTAATACCCGTATTTATCAAAATATCAACAATTTAATAAATACCTTCATATTTCGTAATGAGGGTAATTACATGAAACTGATTTCAAATAAGGCAAAATTAAAAAAGATTCTTAAAAATGCCGCAAAATATATCACTCCACCGCCTAAGCTCCTTCCTTCTGAATGGTGCGAAGCTAATATGGTGCTGGTAGATGGTCCTCAAGCTGGGGATAAAGTTAAATTACTGTCATTCCAGAAAGGCATGATTGATGCTCCTTTCCTTGAGAACAAGAAAAAGTATGTTCTGATGACCAGTGCGCAGATCGGAAAGACTACCATCCTGAACGGCATCCTGTTTAACCAGATGGCTAACGATCCATGCAATATGATTATCGGACAATCAACCGCTAAAGAAATGTCTCAATATCTCGCGGGTAAGATCCGACCGTCTATCGAAGCATGTGATGCATTAAAAGACGTGGTTACAGACAAGAATGATCGCAATGCGGTTAACAACAATAACCAGCTACAGCTAAAAACGAATCACTTCCTGTACATGGTATCGCTTACCAGTCCATCAACCCTACGTGGTAAGACCGCAAAGGTTGGGTTGCTTGACGAAATCGATGCTGCTACAGCCTCAGAAGAAGGTGATCCGGTGGCACTGGCTGCTAACCGTTTAACTACCTTTGGCGATGAAGGCCGATTAGTCGTATCCAGTACCCCGACCAGTAAGCTGGGAAGCATTAACCAGCAATGGTTATCAAGCGACATGCGTATGTTTTTTGTTCCGTGTCCGCATTGCGGGGAACACCAGGTGATCGAGTGGGAAAACGTTCAATTTGAATGGCGTAACATTGATGGTAAGAACTTACCCGATCCTGATACCGCTCGTTATATTTGCCCCCACTGTAAGAACGCATGGACAGAAGGGGAACGAATCAGGGCAGTAGCACAAGGCGAGTGGAGAGCAACCCGTGAAAGTGAAGTAGCCGGATTCTGGATCAGTCGTCTGTATTCACCTTTCAGCACGATTCGCGCTTGTGTGGTTGATTTTAGTCATGCGTGGCAATCCTTTGATTTACAATCCTTTTTTAACACCGTGTTAGGCAAGGTATACGACGATCAGGACACGGCAGTAGAAGCAAATGAACTGGAACAACTCAAAACAGATGTTTCTATCGAGAATATCCCTGATGACGTGATTTTCTTGTGTGCGGGTACTGACCAGCAATTAGATCGCGCAGAAACTACAATCATGGGCGTGGCAAAGGATAAGATTTATATTCTGGATCATCGCAGCTTTTACGATCATAACTGTGAACGATATGAATCCCCTGTATGGGATAGATTAATCAACTTCCATAAAACCAAATTTACTACTGTATCGGGTGATCGTGTTCCTATGCTCGCCAGCTTCCTTGATACATCGAACGGTCGATTCACTCAAGCTGGATACCGTATTTGCGGCAAGTGGAAGAACTTACACGCTATCAAAGGTAGTTCTGCTGGTAACGCTCCGATCATTCCGGTTAAACCTACCCGCACAGGTGGTCATGAATTGCTTATGTTGGGTGTTAATGTGGGTAAAACTGCATTTCGTGAAATGTTGGCTAGGAACCTGAAAGATAATCCTCATATTGGCTTAGAAATATCAGACACCGTTCCTGATGATTATCTCGATCAGCTTTTAAGTGAATCTGTCAAGCGTACTACTACTGGCGTGAGATGGGTAAAGAACCCAGGCGTTAGGAACGAGGCGCTCGACTGCGCCGTGTATGCTACAGCGGCTTCTCGCTACGTCCTTTCAAAAATGTCATGGGAAAAACTCGAAGCCATCAAAGATAGTTTGAACCGTGAACCAGAAGAATCCGTAGAAGCTCCTAAATCGCAATCTAACGAGCAAATCGAAGAAACTAAGCCAATCACACGACCACAACGTAAAAACATCGCCAGACGCCCAAATAGAGGCCGTAGCTGGGTAACATCGTTCTAATAACTCGCCGTCCTTCGGGGCGGCTTACTCCTAAATATTGTTAATCCAATAACAATTAAATAAGGGGTAATTATGAGTTTAGAACTAATTCCCTTAGTAATTCGTAAAGGCGAAAAAATCACGCTGGCGAATGAAGAGGGTGTAACAATTCAGGTAGGAAATAGTAATAAAGGTATCATTTATCAGGTTGATGATACTCCGGCTAATCACGAGATTAAAACGTTAGACTTTCCAGAAGGTAAATATACCATCTTAGCAACTTTTGACGATGAACTGGTATCAATGCAGGAATTAACTGTTTTGCCAGTATTCGCCAAACAATCCAAAAAAGAATATCTGCGGGAAACTATCGCCTTAATCGAGCAAGTTATTTTCGCCCGTTTATCTGGGGACGAAGCCGCATTATCAGCAATGACAATAAAAGGGAACTCATTCGCTTATGAGTCATTGGGTGTTCTCCAGCAATTGAAGACTGATTATGAACGTCAGTTATCTAAATTAATTCAAGCCGAACGACGTAAACAGGGAATTAGCCCGATTAAAAATATCAAATTACGTCTTACGCGATAAGGGGTAAATCATGTTTAATCTTTTTCGACGCAAAAAGGCGGTAGAAACTCCAGTTAAAACTAATCACCGCCAGCAACAACCAAAAATTTTCATCGATAAGCAAGTAGAAAAATTCCAGAAAGACCTATCTCAACGGAGTTTAGGACTGGTTGGTGATCGTATTGATGGATCACTTCAACAAGACACCATTACAGGAACCTTCAATAAGGCTCTCAAATCGAACGGTAAGCGCCTTTATGATCAGGGTCGTACTCTGGCCTTAAACACTTCCGTAGGCAGTCGCTACACGCAATACATCACCGATATGGTGGTAGGTACTGGCCTAGATCCGAAGCCGTCAATCGTTAAATCGAATGGCAAACTTGATAGCGCACTGAATAAGCAGATCGAAAATGCTTTCTGGAAGTGGGCGCAGAATGCTAAACGATTCTCTCGTAACGGTCGCTTTAACTTCCGTGAATTGCTGGTAATGGCTGAACGTGAGCGCGTTATGGGTGGTGAGTGCTTCATCGTTTTAACCAAAGAAAACAATGAGTTAAATGTTTCTATCCTGTCTGCTGATAAGTGCGACTGGTCGCTAAACCGTGAAATAAGCAAAGAGCGTGCGATATATCAAGGTGTGGAGTATGACGTAGAGACGATGAAGCCCGTAGCATACTGGTTTCGTAAAATCAACCTACTGACTCAGACCTACACTGGTGATAACTATCGCGTCGATGCTTCGCAAGTATGCCATTATTATCAACCACTTACAGCCGAATCCCTGCGTGGTGTGACTGACTTCCTGCCAGTGATCAAGGATATCGCACATCAAGACGCATTCCGCGAAACTGCGATCGTCCAGAAACGTATTGCAGCTAGCTCTATGGGCTTTATCGAACGTCCGAAAGATTCTGGTGACGATTTTGATACTGGTGAAGATGATGAACAATATCAAGCGCCGGAAGTAGTACAGGATTTTGCACCGGGTACTATTCAGGAATTACCGGAAGGGGCAACGATCAAGAGCATCCAGGCGACGCAAAGCGGTGATGACTTCAATTCGTTCAATGATGCGATGTTTACTAGCGTATCAATGGGCTTAGGCGTGTTCAAACAGGGCTTAACGGGAGATTGTTCACAGATCAACTACTCAGCCGCACGTTTTGGTGAACTACTTCAACGTAACCGCGTTAAAGCACTTCAAAACAAATTGATTGAAACAGTGGTGTTGCCAATTTTCGAAGCATATCTACGCCATTATTCCGCGCGTGGTATGGTTCCGATTCGTATTACTGCAATTCCGCATATTATCGATAATACAACTATTATTCGTCCGCGTTTTGAGTCCGTCGATGTTATTAAAGATGTGAACGCTGATATTGCTTTAATTGATAAGGGACTTAAATCACGTACTGCCGTTATATTAGAACGTGGTGATGATCCTGAAAAAGTATTCTCAGAGATTCAAGCCGAAAAGAGCGCACTAAATATTATCGTTGATGGTGAGGGTGAAGAAAAAAATTCCCCAGCCGATCCCTAATAACCAACGGGGGCGCAATGCCCCCAATTAATTAAAGGTGATTAAATGCTTAAATTTCGCCGCGATCTTAACGGTTACGGTGGAGTTATTAACGAAGGGCATAACGATCAATACGAATTTGAAATTGCTTTCTCCAGTGAACAGCCGTATCAGCGCCAATTCTGGGATGAGCAAAATCAAGAGATGGTGGTATTAGATGAAATTCTGGTACATACCCCGGAAGCGGTTGATCTGTCTCGTCTGAATAATAACGCTCCGTTGCTGTTCAATCATAATTTCGATAATCACATTGGTGTCGTTTGTAACGCTCGAATCGATGCGGATAACGTAGGTCGTGCTCTGGTTAAATTCTCTAAGCATGGCACTTTGGCTAATGATATTCGCAATAAAGTCATTGAAGGTACGATGGAAAAAATTTCTGTCGGTTATGACATTAAAGAATATCACATCGACTACACCAAAGGACAATTGATTGTTACTAAGTGGGCACCCTATGAACTCTCATTTGTCACCGTTCCCGCAGACGATACGGTCGGTTTAAATCGCTCTCTAAATACTATCACAGTTAATTTGGAGGCTAAACGCGATATGACTAAAGAACAAATCGAAGAAATCAAAGAAGAACAAGAATCCGCTCAGGTTGAAGAAACTCCGGTAGAAGAAAATAAAGAATCGGAAGTAGAAGAAACTCAAGAGCGCCAAGTTGAAGAGAATAAAGAAGATGAAAATCTCGAAGACGGAAAAGACGCTGAACATCCTGAAAGTGTTGATGATGATAGTTCAACTGTTCGGGAAACAGAAGAAGTAAAAGAAGAACGTGAAGCTGCTCCGGTTGAAGAAGAAAAAATCGAAGAAGTGGCTGAACGTTCCGAAGAAGACGAATTAGAAATTCGCGAGATCGCTCGCGAACTTCTAATTGACGACGAAGAATTGAAACGCGCATTGGCAATTAAAGACATGACGCCGGAAGCATTCCGCACTAAGGCACTAAATAATCTCGTCAATGCTCAACGTAATAACGAACAACAAATTAAGGACTCTAAAATGGAAAAAACTTTTGACCTGAACAACGTAATTCGCTCTCTGGTAGATGGTGAAGCTCTGGGTGCTAACGAAGCCGAGTTTTCTGCAATGGCTGCTACTGCAACTATGCAGCGTGGTCGTGCTGCTCGTGGTGGCTCTGTATTCGTTCCGGCTGCTGCTATGCGTGCTGCTGCTGCTGGTAACACCAAAGCTACTCTGACTGCTGTTACTGATGAAAAACTGCTGACTGAATCCTACATCGAAATGCTGCTTCCTGCTTCGTGTCTGGGTCGTCTGGGCGTGACCGTCCTGTCTGGTCTGAATAGCCCGATCGCTGTTCCGAAAATGACTGCTTCTAGCGTTGAAGCCTTTGGTTTTGTTGATGAAAATGGTGCTGCCCCCGAGTCACATGCGGAATTTTCGAACGTGAAAATGGCTCCGAAAACTTTTGCTGGTGGCAACCCGATCAGCCGTCAATCTCTGAAAACTGTTCCTAATATCGCTACCCTGATCACTGATCACATTAACAAAGCTGTTCGCATCAAACTGGAACAACTGATTCTGTCTGATAAAGAAAATGCTCGTGGTCCGGCTGGTCTGGTTAAACAACTGGTAGACGCTAGCCGCGTGACTAAGAAAACCGCTTTCAGCTACAAAGACCTGTTGAAAGAGATTGCCGCATTGACCGACGCTGGCGTTCCTGCTCAGGCGATCAAGTTCGCTATGAGTGGTGCAACTGCTGCTGAACTGGAATCTACCCCGAAATCTGATCGTGGTGACGCTCAAGGCTTCATTATGGAAAACGGCAAAATTGCTGGTTATGAAGTAGTTACTTCTGGCGTTATTCCGGCAGATACGATCGTTCTGGGCGATTTCAGCGGCATTATCGTTGGGGAATGGGGAGGTCTTGAGCTAGATCTGGACGATTCAACGTACCGTGCACAGTCTGCGATCGTGCCTCGTGTATGGCTGGATTTGGACTACGTTGTAGCACAGCCGGAAGCTCTGAAAGTTCTCCAGATTGGCGAATGAACTAACGTAGAACCATCTGAACCTTCCCCCGATTTGGGGGAAGAAAATCTGATTCCTGAGCCGGAAGAAGAATCCCAGACGGTTAAGGCGAAAGCCACAGCTAAAAAACAGCGTAAAACTAAAGAATAATAATTAGCCCTGCCTAACGGTGGGGCTTTTTTGTATGTAAATACTCCATAAAGGGGGTAACTATGTTCAAATTATCAGAATCACAATTATCAAGAATGTTCCGAAGTGCTCCTGTATTTTCGGTGGAAGGTGGTAAATCAATTCGTGCTTATCATGAAATTACTACTACCGACGAACAAGGGGTAATGACAGAGACAGAATTTTTATTTTGTCGTGAGGGAGACTTAAAGCAGGGTGATATTGTCATTGTAGAAAATCAGCGTTTCAAAGTTCAATACGTTAAGCGCAATGGTGACAATACAACTGATTGCTTTATCACTCTGGCAGGGGGTACACATGCTCGCTACCGTTAATAACATGCCGAGACTGAAAATCAAACGCGCCTTGCAAGATATTATCGAACAAGATTTAGGTCTGGCTTTAAACGTAGAACAAACTCAGCAAGGCTTTAGTGATGATGTGGTTTGTTGGATTATTGGCATGAATGAAACTTACACTAGGGTCCGTGGCGGTAATGCAATGCAAGCTGAATGTGTTATCGAAATGCAATTATATTCTCAGATTCATGAAACCAAAATTCATGAGGGTATTTGCCAGATAATCCAGATTCAGCCGGATAACCCACGTTTTAAAGATTTGGGCTTCTCAATTTCAGATATCACTCCAGTAGCTTCTAATACCGATTATGACGATGATTCTAGTGATGGGGGTATCGTTGGGACACTTAGCCTTAAATTTTCTTATCTAGCGCGTTTTTAAGGGGTAATAATGAATATTACACAAGATAACTTAGATATTTTCACTGGATCACATGTTGAAGTGTCGATCTCTAACCAGATAGACAATCAGGTCGTGGATTTGCCCCTATATTTCCAGACATCTGTTATCACTTAA